ATGGCGTTCTGCGCCATGGCTTCGAGCTCGGGCATGGTCAAAGAGCGGATTGGCTGGTGAAGCCTTCCTCTTCCTTCGAGCCATTCGCCCATTGCCTTGGCGGCCTCGTGCGCAACATGCGCCTGCCGCTCGTCATCGGTCATGGATCAGCCGTTGAGCCAGGCGGGACCGGCAGGTTTCGCCGGCGGCGCAGTCGTGCCGGAGGACCACGCAGGTGCTCCGGGCGCGGGCGCCGGTCGCGGCTGCGGGGCCGCCGGCTGTGCGCCCTGCGCTCCGGTACCCTGCGCCCAGGCGGGTTGCGCGGAGGCGCCCTTGCCGGTGGCACCGCGCGGGCGGCTCGGGCTCGCCGGCACGTCCTGGCCGTCCATAACGAGCTTCCACTCCTTGTCGGTCGGCAGCACCACGCGATCGAGGCGGTTCTGGTCCCCGTAACGGGCATCCTCGCTGGGCTCGACTCTGATCTTGGCTATGAACGTGATGTGGTTGAGATCGGCCAAGCCGCGCAGGATGCGCTTCTGCTTGGCTGCTTCGCTCATATCCTGCGGGTCGAGCCCGAGCGCGCTGTCGATCATGGCACGGAAGGTGCTCTTGGAGATTTTCCAGGCGATCGAGATGCCGTTCTCGTCGACCTTGCCGCCCTGTACCGTGTACATCTGCCAGAATTTGCGCCTGGCGTGCGGCCCCTCCACCACCGTGAACTCACAGTCGAGCATCCGCACGTCGCTGGTCGGGTCCTTCGGGGCCTTGAGCAGGGCTTGGTCGATCTCGCTCTGGCCGTCGATCCCGCCGAGGCGGATGAGCATCGTGACTTTGGCGAAGGTGCCGTCGGGAACGAGCTCGCTGCTCTTCTGCGGCTCGGCATCGTTCATGTCGAACATGGGATCATCCTTTGCTTGGCAGGTTGATTTTGCACAGCAACGCACCGAGATCGGGCGGCTCCGTCACATCGAGACGGCCGCTGCGGTCCTTTGCAGGAAGGCCGAAGGGATTGCCGGCCTGACACACCAGGCGGCGGATCTGGCCGCGCTCTGGGTCGTGGTGGAGGTTGTCCCCATCGGGCGTGAAGAGGCTGAGCGTGATGACCTCGTCGACGATTCCGGGAAGTTCGCGCCCCGCTTTGCCGCCTTCCAGTTGCGGCTGCCAGGTCACGCGATTGAACTCGTCGGTGATCTTTTCCAGGATGCCGACAAAGATCACGGTCTTGCCGGGCGCGTGTTGCAGGTGCTTGAGAAGCCCGATCACCTCACGCGCGAGCAGACCGTAGGCGCCGCGCGTGTCCGGCTTGCCGGTTTTTTCGCTGAAGGCCTCGGGCCGTGTCTTGGCCCAGGCCATGGCCTGGCGCGTGAGGTCGGTGATCGAGTCGACGAAGATGATGCGCTTCGCTGCGATCATGCGAACGAGATCAGGGTACGTCTCGGCGAGGTGGCGGTAATGGCTCTCGCAAAACACCGTGTTGTCATCGGCTGCCGGATTGACGCCGCCGATCAGGCAGGCGATGTCGATTGCGTCCCGGAAGGTGCGCACTGGAAGGCTGTCGCCCGGCCAGTCCTGGACGGATTTCATGCCGGCCTCGAGATCGATGCACAGCGTTTCCGGTGCCGGCAGCGTCTTCAACAACCAGGTTTTCCCACCACCGGAAGGTCCGAAGATCGCCATGGTGGTCTTGCCGAAGGCCTCAGCCAGCCGCTGATCGGCGCTGATGATGCGCAGTGCCATCACGCCACCTTCCCCTCGGCCGAATTGGCGGTCTCGATCCGGTAGACCGGCCGCCCGGTCTCAACCGTCCGTGCGGGAATGAACAGCTCGCGCACCGGCCGCGGCCAATTGGCAAAGGCCGCTTCGGATACTTCAAATCTGACCTTGACGTAGTCGACGGGATCGTCGCCCCAGCCGGTACGGATGATCTCGACCGCGTGCTTGAGCTTGTCCTGGTCCCACTTCACGCGCTTGGGCAGGTCGGCGATGATGATGAAGCCATTGTCCTCGAAGCGGACCACGCCGGTGTCCTTGCCTTCCTCGGCACGCCGTTGCCGGGCGCGGGCACCGTACTTGAGGTCGAGGGCATCGCGGATCCTGTCTTCGATGAGCGCGAGCGCGGCTTTCTGCTCGCCGAGGTCGTCGAGCACGCAGGCGAGCTCGGGAGCCGAGAGCGCTGCGATCTCGCCGGGGCCAAGGTCGCGAACGTGTTCGGTCAGAATGGCAGGCATCATCGCTCTCCTCAGGCGGCAATTGCGTGCAGAGGTTCAGCGCTCGGTGCGACCGCCGGCGCAGTGGAAGCGAGCGCGACCGGCTTGGCAGCCGAGGGCTGATGTTTGCGGCCGCCGATCGCTTTCACCACGAGATAGAGGAAGTCCTCGGGTCCCAGGCGCTTCTGTACCGGAATGACCAAGCCCTGCTCGCAGGCGGCCATCACGCGTTTGGCAAGCGCGTGCAACTCATGTCGTGCATGCGGGTCAAGCACCTTGCTGCTTGGCATGCGATCGTGGGCGAGGTGGCCGCGGTAATACGCGATGGCATCGCCCAGCTCCGCATCGATCAGCCAATCAACGAAGCCATTCTCGTCGAGCGGAACCGCGAAGCGGGCGATCGGCTGAGCGGCGGCGGCGACAAGTCCGGTCCTGTGCATCGGGCAAGCCTCTGGCGTTCGGCCGAAGCGGATGCGCCGCGGCCGCGGGGTAAAGTGCACTGGTTCGGTTGGGCGCCCGCCGGTGCGGCGGGCTCGTATTCAGTTAGTAGCGATTGAGGGGTTCGTTTTTCCCAAGAGGTGGGGTGCCTGCTGTCTCCTCAGTGGTTCGGCGAGCCTCGGGTCGGTTTCCCGGCCGCTCACTCTCTTAGTAGCGAACGACGGCCCGGATTTTCCCACGAGGTGGGGCGCCTGCTGTCTCCTCAGTGGGCTACGGCATGGCATGAAGCTGCGGCCGATACGTCGGCGACTTGCGAAAACACAGTCGGCATATTTTCCGACTGACGCACGGCGTGCAATAACCGTTAATTTCGATGCGCTACTTGGGATTACGATAACGAGAAAAATTTCGCGGGAACCGGGCGAGATCCTCACAGATCACCCGATAGCGAATTTCGCGAAGCCGCCGATAGAACTCGCTCGCCGACAGCCCGGAGGTGCGTTGCGCATCTGCCAGGTCCCCGTCCGCCATCAAGGCGGCTTCAGCCACAAGGCGCAATTCAGGTGGTAGCTCGGCGACGAAACGGATCAACGAGAGCTTGTCGAGAATGTCCGACTCGTTGGGCGCAGCATCATTCGCAATTGTTTCGCCAAGCGTTGCAGGCTCCTCTTGTCGCAGCACCATCTCGACCGCCGGCTGATCCAATGGAACGGAATCGAGCCTGCGCGCGGCGGCGAGAGCATCGGCAACCGACTGTGCCGCCTGCCGGGCAACGCGGTGCGCAAATGGGCTCCAGAGCCCGCGCGCAGGATCGAAGAAACGCCGGCGTTCGAGCAGCGCCAGCAGAATCTCCTGCTCGGCATCCTCCCGCTCGGCCCGCGATAGCTTGAGTGCGCGGGCGACGCGGCGGGCCTGGTAGGCCGCAGCCCCCATCAAAGTGCGCAATTCGTGCTGGTCGAGGGCTTGCGCAAGGCGCGGCGCAAGGGGGCGGCGGACCGGGACGTTGGTCATTTTTTCCTCCTATTCCGCGTCCGCGATGGGACCCCAGCTTCCAATTCTTCGATGAAGGCCAAGACCTTGTCGGCGGTGGCCAGGGTGGGCGATCGGCCACGGCGGAGATTCAGGATAAATGCAGCGTCACCAATGGCTTGCCGACCGAATTCGCTCGGCTTGAAGCCGGAGGCCTTCAGGAAGGCCTCGACCCGGGCGGCAAAATGTTCGCTAAATGTTCTTGCCATAGGAGGCATAAAAGCGATATGCAGTTACATCGTCAATCAAAAGAAATTGGAAATTTCCAATATCGCGGAATCAAGGAGTTACACTTATGGACCTCGATCCGATCCGCCAGCGGGTCCTCGAACTGATCGAGCGCACCGGCACCGACCTCAAGAAGGCCTCCCTCGCCGCCGGCAAGAATGCCGCCTACGTGCATCAATTCATTTATCGTGGCACGCCAAAGGTCCTGCCTGAGGACGTGCGCGAATCACTCGCCAAGCATCTCGGCGTCGACAGTCGCGATCTGCGCCATCCGGAGGCACCGGCGCGCAAGCCGGCGTCCTCTGACGCGCGCGAGCGTGACGAACAGGCGGACCCCCGCAAGCGCCTGCGGCGCTCAGCTGCCGGTTTCTCGCCGGTCACCGAAATCAACGTCCACGCTTCAGCGGGAGCTGGGGCGTTCAATGAAGGACTCGAAGAGGCGAAGGAGACCTGGCTCTTCCCGGATGCCGTGATCCGTCACGAATTCCGCGCCCGGGCCGAGGATTTGCACATCGTCACAATCGACGGCGATTCGATGGAGCCGCTGTTGTCGAGTGGCGACCGCATCATGGTCGACACCAGCCAGCGCGTGCCAGTGCCGCCCGGGATTTTCGTGATCTGGGACGGCATGGGTGTTGTCGCCAAGAGGGTCGAGCACCTGCCGCACTCCGAGCCGCCCAAGGTCATTATCAAGTCGCTCAATCCCGAGTACCAGACCTATGAGCGCGATGCAGAGGAAGTGAATATCGTCGGCCGCGTCATCTGGGCCGCGAAGCGACTGTAATGACGGTCAAATCGGGAGCGGAACGACGATGTCGCATGCCATAATCCGCGGAAAGAACGGTCGCAGACACGAAGTGGATTTCGGCGATGCACCGATCCGCGTCGAAGTGTACGCCAGCGAGGAGACCGTCGAGATCTTCGTCGAGGCGGATTTCGAGACGCACGCGGAAGAGCGGCGGCGGTTTGCGATTCTCAATGTCCCACGTCACCTCTTCAGTGAAGCTACCGGCGAGGCAGCCAGACGCGCCGCAAAGAAAGATCGCTGATGCTCTGGCTTTCCGGCGCCAAATGCTTCGGATCCGCCTGCGGCGTTGTGGTCGCCATACCCATGACTTTGCATCGGTTTGCCATCGGTCTCGTGCTCGCTCTGTCGGTGGTATCGAGTGGGGCCGCGCGGGATGCCATCGTCGGCGTCGCTTCCGTCATCGATGGCGACACCATTGAAATTCACGGCCAGCGTATTCGCCTCTTTGGCATCGACGCCCCCGAAAGCAGCCAGCTCTGCGTGCGGCCCACTGGCGAGCGCTGGCGTTGCGGGCAGCGAGGGAGTTTTGCGCTCTCCGATTGGCTCGGACGCGGCACCGTGATCTGCCAGCCCCGCGATCTTGACCGTTACGGCCGCGTCGTTGCCTTCTGCTTCAAGGGCGACGAGGACCTGAGTCGCTGGATGGTCCTGAACGGCTGGGCAGTCGCATTTCGTCGATATTCACTAAACTACGTCGCCGACGAGGACGCTGCCCGGCAGAGTCGTGTCAATATCTGGTCCGGCGACTTCGACATGCCATGGGATTGGCGCGCGCGGAACCACACTCGATGATCTGACCCAAATGAAGCCGCAGCCGGACACATCAACTCAGGAAGTTCTGGCGGGCCTCGTCGAGCGCGTCACCTACCACAATGCCGAGAACGGCTTTTGCGTTCTGCGCGCCAAGGTGCGCGGTCATCGAGACGTCGTGACCGTGGTTGGGCACGCAGCAGCCATTGCGGCCGGCGAGTGGGTTACGGCAACGGGCGATTGGATCAACGACCGTACCCATGGTCAGCAGTTCAAAGCGCGCTTCTTGCGCACATCGCCCCCGACCTCGGCCGATGGCATCGAAAAGTACCTCTCCTCCGGCATGATCCGGGGCGTGGGACCGGTGTACGCCAAAAAGCTTGTTCGGGCGTTCGGCGAGAAGGTGTTCGACATCATCGAGACCACGCCGAACCGGCTGCGCGAGGTTGATGGCATCGGGCCGGTGCGCGCCGCCAGCATTCTTGCCGCCTGGGCAGAGCAGAAGGCGGTGCGGGAGATCATGATCTTCCTGCACAGCCATGGGGTCGGTACCGCACGGGCGGTGCGGATATTCAAGACCTATGGCGCCGACGCCATCCAGGTCATGACCGAAAATCCTTATCGGCTCGCCCGCGACATTCGCGGCATCGGATTCAAGACCGCCGATGCGATCGCCATGAGGCTCGGCATCGAAAAGACCGCGATGGTCCGGGTTCGCGCCGGCATCTCCTATGCCCTGACCGAGGCCATGGACGAAGGCCATTGCGGGTTGCCGACCGATGAGCTGGTGCCGCTTGCCGAGAAGTTGCTCGAGGTCATAGCAGAACTCGTTCGCACCGCCCTCGACCTCGAGCTGGCGGAGGGCACCGTCATTGCCGACCGGGTGGGCGACATACCTTGCGTGTTTCTGGCGGGCCCGCATCGCGCGGAACGCACCATTGCTGAGCGGCTGACGCGGCTTGCGAACGGCACGCCCCCCTGGCCCTGCATCGATCCCGGCAAGGCACTGCCGTGGGTTGAGAAACGCATCGGGATTATCCTTGCGGAAAGCCAGGTAGGCGCGATCCGGCTCGCGCTCATTTCCAAGGTGCTGGTCATGACCGGCGGTCCCGGCGTCGGCAAGACCACCATCGTCCGGGCGATCCTGCGTATTCTGGCGGCCAAAGGGGTGAGGATTCTGCTCTGCGCCCCCACCGGCCGCGCCGCCAAGCGCATGACCGAGGCCACGGGCTTCGACGCCAAAACCATCCACCGGCTGCTGGAGGTCGACCCCAAGGGCGGCGGCTTCAAGCGCGGCGACGACAATCCGCTCGATTGCGACCTGCTGGTGGTCGACGAGGCCTCCATGGTCGACGTCATGCTGATGCAGGCGCTCGTGAAGGCAATTCCGGACAAGGCCGCCCTCTTGATCGTGGGCGACATCGACCAACTGCCTTCGGTCGGCCCTGGCCAGGTGCTGGCGGACGTCATCGCATCCGGCGCCGTGCCAGTGGTGCGCCTCACCGAGGTGTTCCGGCAGGCGGCACAGAGCCGTATTATCACCAGCGCCCATCGCATCAATCAGGGCTCGATCCCCGATCTCAGTCCGCCCGGTGTGGACAGCGACTTCTATTTTGTGCAGGCGGACGATCCCGAAACCGCCGTGCCTCGCATCATCGAGTTGGTGAAGACGCGGATCCCCAAACGCTTCGGCCTCGACCCCATCCGTGACGTCCAGGTGCTGTGTCCAATGAACCGAGGCGGGGTTGGTGCACGCTCCTTGAACATCGAGTTGCAGGCCGCACTCAATCCCGCGGGGGATCGCAAGGTCGAGCGCTTCGGATGGACCTTCGCACCTGGCGATAAGGTCATGCAGATCGAGAATGACTATGACAAGGACGTCTATAATGGCGACGTTGGCAACATCGAAGATGTCGATCCCGCCGAGGGCGAGCTCGTCGTCAACTTTGACGGCCGAGCCGTCACCTACGGGTTTGGCGAACTCGATACGCTGGTGCCCGCGTACGCGGCGACCATTCATAAGAGCCAGGGCTCGGAATATCCGGCCGTGGTTATTCCGATCATGACGCAGCATTACGCCATGCTGCAGCGGAACCTCCTTTATACGGGCGTCACTCGGGGCAAGCGGCTGGTTGTGCTGGTCGGACAGAAGAAGGCCGTCGCGATCGCGGTGCGCAACGTCTCGGGCCGGCGCCGATGGTCGAAGCTGGCCGAGTGGCTGCGTCCAAAATCGCAGTTCGGCATGATGGGCTAAAACCATGGTGGCAGAGGACTTTGTGCAGGACCTGCAGGTGCGGAAGTGGCTCGATGGGGTGGAGCCAGCCTGGACGCTGCTCACCTTCGACAGTTTGCAGGCGCTAAGGCAGGAGCCGTCGGCCGTTCAAACCGCAATCCGGATCGCCAATGATCTCAATGCCGACGAGATCGCCGGCTCAGCAGTGGCCCGCAACACGTTCATCCTGCTACGGCAGGCGATCGAACTTGGTGGCCTGCCGCTGACCGCAACCGGCAACCTGTCACGCGCCGTTGTCGCCGACATGTGCAAGCTCATCGAATGGCCGGGCTATGACCAAGCGGATGCGTTCCGGCTCCACAAGGTCATTAACGAGCCCGACTTCCTACCGCTGCATATCGTTCGAATGCTCGCACAGGCGGCCAACTTCGTGCGAATACATCGCGGGAAGTTGGTGGCGACCCCCTTGGGTAAGTCCATGCTGAGCGATGCGCGGCGAGGCTGCTTGCCGGCAATCCTGTTTCATCTTGCATTCTGGCACATGGACCTCGGGTATTTCGGTCGCGGATTGTTCGGCTCGTGGCCGCAGAGCGACGCCGGTATCGTGCTTTGGTCGCTGTCGATTTGCGCTTATGACTGGCAGACCAGCGAGAAACTGACGCGGCTTTGCACCATCCCGGAACCTGCGATGTTTTCAGGAACGTGGGACCGGACGCCCTACGCGATGGAGGCCAGGATCCTCCGACCCCTGCTCTGGTTCGGACTCCTCGAACACCGTAGCGAAAAGATGCCAGGCGACCGGTTCGGCGAGCATCATTTTTACCGCAAGGCCGCCTTGTTCGATCGACTGCTGAGCTTCGATGTCGCGGTAGATTCGTTGGAGGGCGCCCGGCATTGAAGGCTGTCGCCATAATCCCTCGGCAGTTCCGCGTTTACGACTGCGCTAACATCACCAGAAACTGCGAACATAGGCCCTGATGTGTCGATCTCTGCGAAATCCCCGCGGAGACCTCCTGGGAAAAATTAGCCCGTCGATCGCTACTTAAAGAGGGAGCGACCACTGGCAGCTCCCGCAGATGTACAATGCCCTCGATCCCCGTCGTCTCTCCGCCGCCGAGCGGCTCGACGAGATAGCCGACATCCTGGCGGCCGGCCTTATGCGTCTCCGTGCGCGCAAGTCCAGTCAAATATCTGGCGACCCCGGAGAAAGTTCGCTCGACTTCTCGGCCGACCAACGCGGTCATGCGCGCCCGAGAGAACGCGAGGGGCTCGCATGACCGACACGGTGCTGGCCAGGGTAGCTGCGCTGAAGACAGCTCGAACCACCGATTTGAAACAGCAGTGGCGCGAGCTCTTCGGAACCGAGCCGCCGCTCTATAATCGTCGCTTCCTCGAAAGCCGGCTTGCCTACCGCATCCAGGAGCTCGCGTACGGAGGACTCAAGCCCGAAACGGTTGAGCGGCTCGAGGCCATGGCCGAAGACCTCGACGGCGGGGATCCCGATCGACGCCGGCGGCGCGCAGCACAGGATCGGCCGATCGCCGGCACCAGGCTCATTCGCGAGTGGCAAGGCGTTGAGCACTGCGTGACCGTGCGCGATGAGGATTTCGAATACCAGGGGCGACCATACAAATCGCTGTCCGCGGTTGCCCGCGCGATCACCGGCACGCGCTGGAACGGTTTGCTCTTTTTTGGCTTGAAGAACCACCGGCCCTCCCGATGAAGAAGCCCATCGTTCGAAAGCTCCGGTGCGCGGTCTATACGCGCAAGTCGACCGAGGAGGGGCTCGACATGGAGTTCAACAGCCTCGATGCCCAGCGCGAGGCGTGTGAAGCGTATGTCGCGAGCCAGAAGGCCGAGGGGTGGCTGCTCGTGCCCGACCGCTACGACGATGGGGGCTTCTCAGGCGGCACCCTGGAGCGGCCGGCCCTGCAACGCCTGATCGCGGACATCGAGGCGAGGCGCGTCGATGTGGTGGTCGTCTACAAGATCGACCGGCTGTCTCGCTCGCTGATGGATTTTGCCAAGCTGGTGGAGGTCTTCGACCGCAACAACGTCACCTTTGTAAGTGTCACCCAATCCTTCAACACGACCACGTCCATGGGTCGGCTGACGCTCAACGTCCTGCTCTCCTTCGCCCAATTCGAGCGCGAGGTGATCGGCGAGCGCATCCGCGACAAGTTTGCCGCCTCCCGCAAGAAAGGCATGTGGATGGGAGGTTGGGCGCCGCTGGGCTACGACATCAAGGACCGCAAGCTCATGGTTAACGAGGCGGAGGCGGCGACAGTGCGAGCGCTGTTCCAGCGCTTCATCCGCTGCGGTTCGATGACAAAACTCGTCTGCGCCTTGTTGTCGGAAGGGATGACGACGAAGGGCGGAAAACCGGTCGACAAAGGCTACATCTACAGGATTCTCAACAACCGCGTCTATTTGGGCGAGGCCGTCCACAAGGGCATTGCCTACCCGGGCGAGCATCAAAGGATCATCGACCAGTCGCTCTGGGATCGTGTGCACGACATCTTGCGCGAGAGCCCTCGAAAGCGCGCCATGCATACTCGGGCCCAGACGCCAGCTTTGCTCAAGGGCCTGATTTTCGGGCCTACTGGTGTCGCTATGTCGCCCGCCCACACGCGTCGCAACGGAAGGCTCTATCGGTACTATGTTTCGACCGACGTCCTGAAGCGCGACGGCGCAACCTGTCCCGTCCATCGAGTGCCGGCGGCCGGGGTCGAAAGGGCGGTCATAGACCAACTGCGTGGCCTGCTGCGTGCTCCTGAGATCATTGTGGGCACATGGCAGGCGGCACGACAGTCCATCGAGAAGATTTCCGAGGCCGAGGTGCGCGAGGCGCTCGAACACCTTGATCTGCTGTGGGAGGAGCTATTTCCGGGCGAGCAGATGCGCATCGTCCATCTCCTCGTAGAGCGGGTCGAGCTGCACCCTGACCAACTCAATGTGCAGCTTCGCACTGGTGGACTGACAAAGCTGATCAGCGAATTGCACTGCCGCGATGCTTCCGATCACACCCGGAGAGCCGCGTGAGTGCCGGAGGGAATCTCAGCGACAAGGATGGAACGATCTCCATCCAAATCCCGCTGCGGTTACGCAAGCGGGGCGGCTGCAAGCTTGTGATCGTCCCCGACGGTACACCCGCATGGACACCACCACGGTTGCGCGTCGACAGCGCTATGGTGAAGGCGGTTGCCCGTGCTCACCGATGGCGGCGGATGTTGGAGAGCGGTGAGTATGCCTCGATTACTGAGCTTGCCGCGGCAGAAAAGATCAACCAGTCTTACGTCTGCCGCGTCCTGCGGCTGACGTTACTTGCGCCCGACATAGTCGAGGCGATTCTCGATGGGCGGCAGCCACCCGTTCTTCAACTCCCCACGCTAATGAAGTCTCTGCCCGCCAACTGGCAGTCTCAACGCAGTCGGCTTACCTCGCCTTGAGCTTGGAGACTTTACGACAGCCTGGCTGCCTCGAGCTCACCCATCAAGGCCGCGACGTCAACCGGGCATGTCGAGGCGCTCGCGCGCAATGATCCTGGACGGCTTTCGAAAGACACTGGAGCCGCGCGAGCTTCGGGTCTTCGAGGTATCCTTGATGCGCATCCGAAAGACGCCGGCAAGAAGGAAATCGCGGCCCCGGCCAATTACGAGGCCAGCGGCGGCAGCTTCAACAACATGCTCGGCCCGCTGCGCTCGATCGGGTTGATCGACTATCCGCGGCCGGGTCGCGTGCGTGCGGAGGACTGGCTGTGTCTCTGATGCGTGCGGCGTCCGGGACGCGGGGAACCTGGTCTAATCAAGCCGCGCCCGGTTTCGAGCCAGACCGCGCGCCGGGAGCTCGAGGACCTGCGCGCGGCGATCAGGGCCTACCACGCCGACCACGTGCTGCCGCCGTGGTCTAAAGGTGACGCTCCCGGAGAAGGCGGCGGAGCGGGACAGCTGGTTAGGCGTGGGCTAAGCCGCTGGGGAGTCCGCTAGACGCGCCACCGGGGGCCGGAGGCTGCCAGGGCCGGCAAAGCCAGGTACGGCCGCGCGGCCGCGGGTGCCGGGCGGTTTAGGCGGGCAGCACTCCTGGCGGGGGGCCGACCCGGCCAAGCCACTGATTCTGCTGGGGAAGCTGGTGGCTCCCGCCCGGGCCGCCGGCTGCCATGCCGGCCGTGCGCGACCCCCTGTCCACCGCCACCGCCCCTCACCCGCGCCACCGCCCTGCGCCTGGCCGCTCGGCTACGCCGCCAGGGCTGGCACGTGAAGGTGCGCCGGGTGCGGCCCGCGGCCGGGCCGGCGCACTGGCTGGTCGAGCGCGCGCCGGCCGCCGGCGACGTGGGCGAGCCGCCGATAGGGCTGCTCCGTCCGGCAGGCCGTGCGTGGTCGAGGGGGACTCGCGATGACCGCGACCGAGATGATGATGATGCTGCTGGCGGGCGCCGTCGCGCTCCCGCTGCCACAGCCCAAGGACGGCACTTGCCCGAGCGGGTACCGCGAGTCGGGCGGGTACTGCGTCCCGACGAGCGAGCGCCGGTCGCGGTCCCGAAGCGCGGTCAGTGTCCGTCGAACTGGACGCAGTCGGGCGGCGATTGCATTCGGCGCTAATACCCTTCGCCGCCCCGGACCGCGTTCGCAGCGAGGAAAATTCAGAGTAGACGACATTTATCCTCGCTCGAGTTTTTCGCGACGAAGAATATTTGCCATTTAAATCATTGCACCGCTTTCTTCTCTCTGTGAAGGACCGTGCTGACCATCTAGGTTGCTGAGCAGGTGTTCCACCAAGAGGAATGATTCCATGAACGGTGAAAAGCGAAAGCGGGGGCGCCCAATCGGCTCTGGCAAGAACGACACCCGCTATCTGGCGCGCGTGGCCGATCTGTTGGCCCAAGAGCCGGCATTGACGCCAACGGGAGCGATGAGGCGGGTTATGCAGGCCTGCACAGGCTGGGATGCGGCCTCGAAGACCGCTCTCATTCGTCGCTGGCAAGCGAAATGGAAGACGGAAGGGAACGCCCTGTTGACAGAGGCCCGCGAGCGCGCGCGCCCAAGACCCGCATCGAATTACCCGACGGTGCCATTCGTCTACGCCGCCAACTACTTCCCGAGCACGGTGACTATGGCCCTGCAGCCCCACTACGAGCGGCTGATGCACGAGGTGCGGGGCGTGCAAAATTTCCTGGACACGCCGCACATGCGCGCTCTCAGGACGCAGATGGAGGAGTTCAGGCGCACCGAGGAAGCGCTGCGCATCCGCGATCTGCTCGACTCGCCATGCATGCAGGAGCTGCGCAGAATGCAGGAGAAGTGGCGGCAGCTTAATCCGTTCGGCTTTCCGCGCTAACGCGGCGGCACCTCGCGCGACGGTGTTGGAGATGGCGACCTTGTGGCACGCCCGGAGCGAGCGCCGCAGGTGGCGCAGGGAGATGAGGGACGTGCCTCTGCATCAGCTCCGCGGCATGGTGGACGCGGCATTCTACCAGAACCCGACGAAGCAGTGGTGGGCGACGCGATGGCTGTGGCGTCGCGAGCGCCTGTAGGGCAACCCCGTCGGCCTGGCCGGGCTGGTCGTCGGCGTCGCCGGACTGATCGGGGAGGGGCGCGGCGTGTTCTAGCCGCCGAGCGTGGCAGGCGTCGGTCGTCCCCCCAAGAGGAGAGTGAGCGCGACCGGCCGCGCTGTCGGCCGTTGTTCTGCGAGGCACCGGTCGCCCGCCGACTGGTCCGGCGCCTCGGCGCTGCATTTTTGATCGACATCAAGGTGCCTGCCCTGACCAGCGCTATCTCTACCGCATGTCGTCCGACGCGCCCGCTCCGCCCCTGTGCCCCGACTGCCGCGAGGCCATGAGGCTCGTCACGACGCTCCCGCGCCTCGGTGGGTTTCCGGAGATCTTCGTGTTCGACTGTTCGCGCTGCAAGCAGGCGGAGACCAAAGTGCAGGAGCGGACCGCTGCTTAATAGGCTCTCGATGAGCAAGAACTCATCCTCGAAAGAGGCGAGGATAATTCTCTCCGAGGAAGGAGGCAGTTGGGCAACCCAACTATAAGCGGAACGAAAGACTGATGCCGATCTTTCAAGTCACACCAACGGAGCTGAAGGCGCTCTCAGAGACCAACTTCGGCGTCGAAGGAATCATGGAGCGCAAAGATATCCAGAGGCTTTTAAAAGAGCAGATCAGCGTGCTCGACGAAAACCTCATGGTTGTCGCCGAGGAATTCGGAGATTGGCTCGACAGCTCCAGGAGAATCGACCTGCTTTGCATCGACTCCGATGCAAATCTTGTCGTGGTCGAATTAAAGCGCACTGAGGATGGCGGCCTTATGGAATTGCAGGCCCTGCGCTATGCAGCCATGGTCTCTGCGATGACGTTCGAGCAACTTGTGAATACATTTGCCAGGTACAAGAGCAGGACCGAGCCAGACATTGAAGGCGCGCGGTCGAAGATCATGGAGTTTTTGGGCTGGGACGAGATCGACGAAGAACAGTTCGCCCAAGATACGCGGATCATTCTCGCCGCGGCTGACTTCAGTAAGGAACTAACCACCTCCGTGATGTGGCTGATCGAGCGGAGCATCGACATCCGCTGCGTACGCATGAAACCCTGGCGCATGAACGACGGCACGGTACTTCTCGACGTGCAGCAGTTGATCCCGCTGCCGGAAGCAGTCGAATTTCAAACTCAGATCGGCATAAAAAAGCAGGCCGAGCGACAAAGCCGTACCGGTCGGCACGACCTTCGCTTGAAGTTCTGGGAGGGCCTGCTGGAACATGCAAAGACGAAGACTGAAGTTCACGCGAACGTTGCCCCGACGCAAGACAATTGGGTAGCGGGCGGCATCGGGCGCGCTGGTTTTGCCCTCATCTACAGGGTCCGCAAGATCGACTCGCAGGCCGAACTATGGATCGGTCTCGGCCCTGGTCAGACGGCGAGAAACAAGGCCGTA